TGCAGGTTCGTACATGGAGTTCAATCCTAATGGTGATAGAGTAGAACGAATACAGAGAGATAAGTTTACTGTGGTCGTCAAGGACGAGTCTGTATTGATACAAGGAGATGTGAATATTCAAGTGGATGGCGACTATAATTTAAACGTAACAGGCGATGTAAAGATAAACGGACAAACAATTAATCTTAATAACGGGTCTCAAGGGGCTGCAAGAATTGGTGATACGGTCGCAGACGTTGACCCAGTAGGAGATGGTACAATATCTTCTGGTTCTGGTACAGTTAAAATTGGAGGTTAGGTATAAATAGAAGATGGCAGAGATTTCAATTAAAAGCGTTAGGACTTTTACAGATTTAGACTTAAAGTTTAATGTCCATCCTACAACAAAAGACATTAACAAGTTTAAAAATGAAAATGCAGTAATCAATTCAGTTAAGAATTTAATTTTAACGAATCATTACGAAAGACCATTCCAGCCTGATTTAGGCTCAAATTTAAAAAGATTACTCTTTGAACAAGTTGATAATGCTACAGCAGCTTTACTTGAAAGAGAGATTACAGAGACAATAGATAATTTTGAGCCAAGAGTGCAAGTAAAAGATGTTACAGCAAGTGGTTTTCCAGATGACAATGGGTACAAAATTAAATTAACATTTTATTTAATAAACAACCCAGACCCAATTTCAGTAGATTTCTTTTTAGAGAGAGTAAGATAAATGGTAGACCGACTAAGAGTAACAGAACTTGACTTTGATACAATCAAAAATAATCTAAAGTCTTTTTTACAACAGCAAGATGAATTTACTGATTATGACTTTGATGGTTCAGGTATGTCAATTCTTTTGGATATTTTAGCTTATAATACTCACTATAATGCTTATTATTTGAATATGGTTGCAAATGAATCTTTCTTAGATACCGCTTTACTTAGAGAATCTACTGTATCTCATGCTAAAACCTTGGGGTACACACCCCACTCTAAAAGATCACCAACTGCTACAATCACACTCACAGCTAACGTAGCAACTCTTCACTCTGGCACTTGTACAGTTGAAGAAGGTTATTCTTTTCTATCAGACCAAATAGATGGTAAGTCTTATAATTTTGTTGTTTTAAAAGATACGACTGTAACAAAAACAGATAGAGGTCAATACGTTTTCACAGACTTACCAATCAACGAGGGTCAACTTGTTACAAATCAATTCACTTTTGTAGAATCGTCAAACCCTAAACAGGTATTTACTTTACCAGACAAAGATATAGATACAACTACAATCAAAGTATCGGTACAGGATTCATCATCTAATACAGCACTTAAAATTTACAGTAAAGTTAATGATACTCTTGATGTTACTGGTGTATCAGAAGTTTATTTTTTAAATGAAAATAGAGATGGTAACTATGAAATTTATTTTGGTAATGATGATGTTGGAAAAAAATTAGGTGATGGCTCTAAAGTAACAGCAACATATTTGGTAACAAATGGTACGGCTGCTAATAAAGCAAATAATTTTGTTCAAAAATCAAGTTTGACAGATTCCAATGGTGATGACACTTCAATCACTCTCACACCAATTGCAGCTGCGGCCGGCGGTTCAGATAAAGAATCAGTTGATTCAATAAAATTTTCAGCACCAAATCAATTTACAACTCAAAACAGACTTGTAACTACAAAAGATTATGAAACAACTATTCTGAAAGAGGTACCTAGTATTGAGTCTATATCAGTATGGGGTGGTGAAGAAAATATACCAGTTGTATATGGTAAGATATTTTTATCGTTAAAACCGAAAGATAATTTCTTTGTATCAGAATCAGAAAAACAAAGAATCATAGATGACATAATTAAACCAAAAGCGATTATATCAGTAGAAACAGAAATTGTTGATCCAGAATTTACATTTATTTTGCCTACGACAAACATACTTTTTGACCGAAAGAAAACAACACTTTCTGATGAGGCATTTAAAACAGCTGTGAAAAATTCAATCATATCATATAGTTCTCTAAACTTAAATAAATTTGATAGTAAGTTTTCTTTATCTAAACTTTCTAAATTTATTGATGATACTGATACAAATGCCGTTGTTGGTTCTGAAACTTCAATTCGTCTACAAAAACGAATAACACCTACAATTGGCACAGATAACTACACAATAGACTTTGGTGAGAGATTAAAAAGAGGTACAACAAATGATAAACTTGTCTCTAGTCAATTTAGCGGATTTGACGAGGGTGGTAATGCTAGAACAGTACAGTTTGAAGAGGTGCCACAGTCATCAACTGGTGTATCAAGAATATCAGTTATAAATCCAGGTTTTGGTTTTACAGAGGCGCCAACTGTAACTATCACAGGTGATGGTACAGGTGCAAGTGCTGTTGCTGAAATTGATGGTGGTGAAATTACAAAAATTAGAATTACAAACAGAGGTACTGATTACACAAGAGCTGAAGTAATACTATCAGGTGGTAACGGGCAATCTGCTGAAGCAACAGCTCTCGTTGATTCAAGAAATGGTACAATCAGAAGTGTTTTCTTTGATACAGATGGTAATAGACAAATTATTAATGATAGTATTGGAGAAATAGACTATGAAGATGGTGTAATAACAATCAATGCGGTCAATATTTCAAGCATATCAACGTCTGATGAAAAATTAAGATTTACAATAGGGTCTGAAACTGGTGTTGTAGAATCTACAAGAAATAACATTGTTACAATTGATATAAATGATAGTGCATCTATAATAACAACACTTGAGGCGATAAATTAATGCCAAGTGAAAATGACGCTTCGTCTTTAAAAACCTCATTATTACTTAATCAACAGGTTCCTGAATTTGTCAGAGAAGAAAATCCTCTTTTCATTTCCTTTTTAGAAGCTTATTATGAGTTTCTTGAAAATGAACAGGGTGTTCAAAATAACGATCTTACAAAAACTGCAAAAGATTTAAGAAGTATCCAAGATGTTGATAATTCTATAGATCAATTTGAAAGTAATTTTTTAAACACATATGCAAATTTAGTACCTAAAGATTCTATAGCTGATAAAGCATTCCTAATTAAAAACATTTTACCAATATATTTGGCGAAAGGTAATAAAAAATCTTTCGACTTTTTGTTTAGACTTTTATACGGTGAAGAGGTAGATGTTAGATTTCCAAAAGATGAAATACTTAGAGCATCTGATGGTGAATATAATGTTGAAAAAGTTTTACGATTAAGAGATATTGTAGCAACTTTCTATACTGGTGATGGCACAACAAATATTTTTAAATTAGCTCAAGCAGTGTCAGAAGATGAAATATCCGTTTTTATAAATGGTAATAAACAATTCTCAACTGGTGATTCAGCCTCATTTCATACAAGAAAAGAAGAAAAGAAAATAATATTTACAAGCCCGCCATCTGTAAATGCGGATGTTAGGGTTGAATATAACGATTTTAAAGAATCAATATTAGTTAATCGAAAAATAGTTGGTGCAACATCAAACGCATCAGCAATCGTTGAGGCTTCTGTGCCACGATTATTAGAATCACAAAGATCAATAGAACTTTTTGTAAATCGTGATACACTCTTAGGTACTTTCACTCAAGGTGAACAAATATTAACTGACATTGTTGATGAAAATAATTTAATTAATATATCTTGTAACACGACATCATCACTACAGGTCATCAGAGTTTTAGAGGGTGGTACAGGCTATAATATTGGTGATCCTGTTACAATTACTGCTGGTGGTTTTGAACGAGAGGGAGCTGCTGAGGTATCAGTTGTAAAAAGTGGATTTACTGATAATGCAACTATTCAGTTTGGTGGTGCTGGTTTCAGAACTTCAGATTTGGTTGTTGGTACATCAGGTAATGCACAAACAACTTTTGCTGTTACAAGTGTGGGTACAGGTGTGATAAATCAACAAAACACATTTACATTATCAACAACAAGAATAGATGAAATAGACGTTACTCAACAACTTACAAGTTCTGATTATGGTTTTCTTGCAAACGTAATTGCGGGTAGTGGCACAACTGGATTATCTGGTATAGTGCTTGATTCAGTAAGTGGAAATACAGGTATAAACGCATACTCAGAGAGAATTGTATCTAACACTTCAAACCTACAACAATTCGCTAACTCAACAATAAGACCAGTTTTTCATTATGAAAGTGGTAACAGCTTTAGTGGTGATATACAATTAGATGAGATATATGTTGGCGATGGCCTAACAGGTAATGTTGCAAACTTTACTTTTGAATTTATACAAATTGGAACAAACGAAGCCATAAATGTTTCTGGTTGGCAGACTAGCACATCTAACGCAAACTCTTACGAAACCGTTTCGTTTACAGATATGACACAAGCACTTACATCTGTCCAAGGTAGGTGGAATTTATTTTCCGGCGTCACACCATCTGGTGCAACTCCAATCCTAGAAAACAAAACATCTGTGCCATTTGATGCAACTACTCCTATTGGCAATGGTAATTATATTTATGCTGAGACAAGTGGTTCAGGTACAGGATATCCTAACAAAAATTTTTGGTTTAGAGGGCCTTTTATTGCATTAGGTTCTGCGCCATTGTTTAGATACAAAGTTGCACAATTTGGTAGAAATATAGGCACACTAAGAGTTTATTTTGATGTAACGAGTAATGCACTCGGTGGTGGTGAAAATGTATCATCAAGATTAGTAGATTGTTTACAAGACGAAACACTTGAAGATTTAGGGCCTATTGATGATTTAGTGCTTCTCACATCCAATGCAACTGGTAATGTAATATCGTTTGACTCAGATGGACCTGGTATAGATTCTGGTGATAGAGTAATCAAAATAAAACCATTTAGATCATTAGGTAGATTTAAAATTAATAATGGTGGTACAGGTTATCAGCCAGCAGATGAAATCATATTTTCAAATACTGGTACAGGATTTGGCTCTGCAGCTGCTGTAAAATCAGTAGCAGCTAATGGTGCTATTACTGAAATAGAGTTTCAACCATCTAGGGTTGCTGGTAATGCAAGTGTAACAACAGTTTTAAATGAAGTTGTCGGAGTAGGTACATCTTTTAATACAGAGATTACTGTTGGTGACGAAATTATAATCAATAATGAATCAAGATTTGTAAATGTTGTAACAAATGCAACACATATTACTACAAACACAAATTTTGATAATAGTACATCAGTTGTTAGAAAAGTAGGTGCATTTAGAAGGCATATAATTGGCGGTCAAAATTATACAGAAAACGTATTTCCAACTTTAGGTGTTCATTCATATAGTGGTGGGGGTTCGAGTGCAAACATTGAAATCTCAGCAGCCATGGCAGATCAAGAACAAATAACTGCAACATCAAATGGTGTAACAGGTGTGGTAGAACAAATTAGAATTACAGAACCAGGTTTAGGATATCGAGCTGTACCATCCGTTGATTTAACTACAAGAGGTGATGGTTTAGCTACCGCTGAGGCAGAAATACAAACCTCTCTAAGAACTTTTCCAGGTAGATGGACTTCTTCAAGAGGTATCATTTCTGCATCAGAAAGAAAATTACAAGGTTTAGATTACTACCAAGAATACATATATGTAACAAACATACCTATAGAATTTCAAAAATACAAATCTATTTTAAAAGGCCTAGCGCACCCAGCAGGATTTAAGAATTACGCTGAGTTTGATTTAACTAGAAATGTTGATTTCGGTGTGGATACTGTGATGAACGTGTCAAATGTTTTAGCTGGTACTGTGAATGTAACATCAAATTCTGTTTACATAACTGGTTCAAATACTAAATTTGTTACAGTAACAAATACGGCTGGTAACTTAGTAAATGTTGGAACTAAAGTTGTGGTAAATAACGAAATTAGAACTGTAAGTACTGTTATTTCAAATACAAATGTAGAAGTAACAACTGTATTTACTTCAAATGCAAACACACAATCCATCATAATTATTGCATAAATAGGAAATTATGGCAACGAAATACACATCAAAATTACAATCACTCAAAAGTGCTCAACAATATATCGCTGGGTTTAATGGAGATACACCCGAAATACAATATATTTTTATAGGTAAAACTGATACTTATAATGATACTGATACACCAAATGACATAGCAGAGTCTATTGATGTAAACAATCGGACTTTTAGAGATATGATTGCTGCAAAAAGGGTAAAAGCAAGTGATATAAATTTAGTCATACCTAGAGTTGATTGGACTGCTAATCAAATATACAGACAATTTGATCCACAACAACTTTCAGTTGATTTAATTTCCAGTAATACAAGTCAAAATTTAAAGCCAATGTATGCGTTTACAACCAATAGAAATGTATATAAATGCTTATCAAACAACGCTGGTGCAATATCTACGGTTCAACCAACAGGTGATTATACAACGTCAAATGGTGTTGTAACAACTGCTGATGGTTATGTTTGGAAATATATGTATAATGTTCGTGCAGGAAATAAGTTTGTGAATGTTACTAACTTACCTATCCCAACTAGAAATAATGATTCAACTGAAACAGATACAGTTTTTAATTTGAATAATAGTGGTGTTGTCGAAGGTGAATTAACAACAATTGTAGTAAATGATGGTGGGTCTGCATATAGAAATTTTACAAATGTTCGTGTTGAACCATATGTAACAGGTAATACAATATTAACTGTTAATAGTGCATTTTTATTAACAAGTGTAAATACAGTTGATGGTGTTGCAGCTGCAAATATGTCTATATCTGGTGCAGGTATACCAGCTGACACAGTTGTATCGTCTATAGATGACATAAACAATAAGATAACAATAAGTAAACCTGCAACATCAGATGGTGGCGGGCCAAATATTGCAAATAACTTATCTGTAACAACTAGAGTTTTTGTTGATGGTGATGGCACAGGTGCTCTAGCAAATGCTACGGTTTCCACCACAGGTGTTGTTTCAAAAATAACAGTAGATACAATTGGTACCGGGTATGAGAAATGTAACGCATTAGTTTTTGGTACTGGTACAGGTGTAGATTCAAGAGTTATCATATCACCAAAGTTCGGTCACGGATTCAATTTAGCAAAAGATTTAGTTGCAAATAGTGTGATGGTAGTCGCAAAAATGGGCCAAATAGATTCAACTGAAAATGGTTTAATTGCAACTGGTATTCAGTTTAGACAAATAGGACTTTTTAGAAATCCACATAAACATGGGCAAAATACTGCTGTAACTAATGCAACAGCTAATGATATAGTAACACAGGTAACAACACTACAATTAGCTTCAGGAATATCTTATGTAACTGGTGAGAAGATTTTTCAAGGTTCGTCATCAACTGTAAACTTTGCACAGGCAGTTGTTCATAGAACTGTAACAGCTACTGAAATAGAAGTAACATCCATAGATGGTGCTTTTAGGCCAGGTGTTGTTTTAGAGGGTGTAACAAGCGGTGCATCCAGAATTATTACTGCTGTATCAAATCCAGAATTTGAAGCAGATGCTGCTGATATATTATACGTTGAAAATTCAAATACAATTACAAGAATAGATGGGCAAGCAGAAGATATAAGGCTTGTTTTACAATTTTAAGGGTAAAGAATGGCACTCGATTTTAATACAACACCGTACTATGATGATTTTGATGAAAATAAAAATTTTCATAGAATACTTTTTCGACCAGGTAGAGCAGTTCAAGCTCGTGAATTAACACAATCACAGACGCTTTTACAAGACCAAGTTAAAAAATTTGGAGACCACATATTCAAAGATGGTTCAAGAGTTACTGGTGCTGAACTTTTTTCAATTGGTGAGGGTCGAGTAAAAAATATTGATCTAACAAATCAACCAACAATAAGTCATATAAATGTCCAATCTACAACGACTGATACAGGTGCGTCCATTAATGTTGCAAGTTTTGTTGGTAAATACCTTACATCTAATACAGGTAGCACTTCTTTTGCAGCTAACACACTTGTAAGAAACATTTTCTTCATTCATCATGCTGATGCAGCCGAAGGTTCAGATCCAGATACTCTATATGTGTCGCATATAAGAACCGCTAACTTTACTCAAGGTAATACAGCAACTGCAAATACAATTATAACAGGTAATGTTGGTTTACAAATATTCAATACAGAGGATTTAGCTACAGCTAATTTATTCATTGATGTTAAATCGCAAGTTGGCACACCATTCGGTAAATCAAAACTTTTAGGTGTTTCAAATGGTGTATTCTTTACAAGTGGAGTTTTTGTTAAAAATTCAGAACAAGTTATAGCTGTTGACAAATATAGTGCAAATGCTAACGTATCACTTGGTTTTGATGTTACTGAAAGCATTGTAAAATCTGCTGATGATACAACACTTCTTGATCCTGCCCTAGATTCGTCAAACTATTTGGCGCCTGGTGGTGATAGATACAAAATAGAACTAAACTTATCAAGAAAAAATTTAGATACGTCTAATTCATCATTACCAAGTTTAACATCTACAAAATACATTGAGTTAGTTAGATATAAAAATGGTCAATTAGTAAAAGATACATCTCTCACAAGATATTCTGATTTAGGTAGGACTTTAGCTAGAAGAACATTTGATGAGTCTGGAGATTACATTGTAAGTGGGTTAGAACCAAGATTAAAACCAATTGGTAATTCCACAAGTTTTCTTTTAAACATTTCAAAAGGTAAGGCGTATGTAAAAGGTTATGAAATAGATCGAAATTTATCTGATGTAAAATTAAATGTAAAAAGAGCAAGAGATCAAGAATCCGTAACGGGTTATGATGTAGAGACACCATATGGTAACTTTTTCAATATTACAAACTCTAACAATGCTGTATTCAACTCAAACGTATCAGAAAGGGTTGAGTTACACTCATCAAACACAATTGTAGATGGCACAACCCTTATTGGTGAAGCATATGTAAGAAATCAAGAATATGTAAGTGGCGGTGCTAATACAGCTGTTCACAAGTTATTTTTATTTGATGTAAAAAAATTGGCAAATACTGGTGGTTCAAATTTACCTTTAAACTTGACTAAACATATTAAAGGTATGCAATCAGGTAATGCTAACTGTAACATACACTCCACATCAATTCAAACTTTTGAAACTACTGGTACAGTTGTAAATAATTCACAACATATAGTTGTTTCTAATCCATCAAGTATACGAATTGGTGATGAGATTTTTGGTCATAACGTATCTGAGGATAGATTTTCAACTTCAAGGCACGTTTTTGTTACTTCAAAAGTAGGCAGTAATATATCGTTAAGTAATACCGTAATTAGTAATTCAATTTCTAATACCTATACTTTTCAGAGAGCTATTTTAAGTGATACAAACCAAGACGTAGCAGTTTTTGAAGGGACGTATGATGTTGTATCATCTGTTAATACAATAAACTACAATACTAGAAGAGTATTTAAATCTGTTACATTCTCTGGTGGTACTGTAACAATCAATACAAATGATGGTACAGAGAGATTTAAAGATGCTGGCACATCAAGTCTCAAGAGACAATTTTATCAAATAATTATTAGAACTGCAAGTGGAGCACAAAACGCTAATGATGCTGTTGACTTATCACCTGGTGCTGTAACATTTAGTTCAACTGCTAGTCCTGGTAACCCAGATGCTTTGACAATTAACATAAATGATGGTAGTTTTAACGGTACAGCAGATATACTTACAACTATTGACATAACAGGTGCAGCTAGAAGATCTAAAGTATCAAATAGTCATTTTAAATTATTTACAGAAATAGGTAACACCTCACAAGGTATTATTGAAAGGTCTTTGGGAGTATCTGATGTTATAAATGTTAGTGCCATTTATATTTCAAACAATCCAGCTAGCACAGCAAATTCATCAAACGTAAATGTTGTAGATCAATTCTTTATTCGTACTGGCCAGAGAGATAGTTTTTATGATCATGCAACAATACAGTTAAAACAAAGTGCAGCAGGTCAGGTAAATACTGGACAAGTGAATGTGGTTTATAA